GAATCGTGACCTTGCGCAGAAACGCCACGCCTGTCGCTTTGCGTAGACCTTTTACGAACGCTCCGCCGTGTGTGGGAACCGCAAGGTACTTGGCCCGTTTCGGCGTGATCGTGGCGCCTTCTGTGAGCACGCGCGCGCCAATAAAATTGGACCCGACGCGAAAGCCGTCCGACGTAGCCTCGGTCGCAAAGCTTGATTCAAAGCGCCCGGTGTCCCGCAAGATCTGCCCGCTGTGTCGACCGAATGCCGGGTTGCGCGGCAACCATGGGTTGCCCTGCGGATCCTGCTGCTTGTCAAATTGCTCACTGACCAGAGTGCGTCCCTCTTCGGCAAGTTGCCCATGCAGCGCGCGCATGCCCTCCGGGGAAAGCTTTCGCAACTGTTCAAGCAATCGGTCGACGCCCGACAGATTACCAAGCAGCTTGACGCTCATGCTGCTACCAGCCTTTTAGCGTGGGCGTCGTAATGTACGCGCTCCCCTCATCCGTGTCGGGGGTCGCGTCGGTCGTATGCGCCAAGTCGATCTCCATTTTCGGAATCGACTTTAAGTATTGGATCGCGCGCTGATGCCGCGAAACGAGCGAAGTTGCGTTCGGGTCGTCAGGGTTAAACCCGCGCTGTTCAAGGGCCATGTAGCCCGCCATGTTGGCCACGTGGCGTCGAAGATTGCTCGACCATTTCGCAAGCGGAAGTTTCCACCCGCGCCCGTTCAAGTAATCGTCCGCCTCATCGCTCGCGCTTTCGCCGAACTCGTCAAGTTGCGCGTCCGTGAGCGCCGTGTTGTTCACTGTCACCAACGCGCGAGCAGGCGTCTCGCGCTTGATGTCCGTTGGCGTGCAGTAAAGAAGCCGCGACGTGCCCGCAACGCTGAAGGTAAACGACGGCGAGGTACCGGCGATTGTCCAGCGCGCGCGGAGATATCGCTGTGCGCCTGGGAAGCGTTTCTCAGCGACGGCCACCGCGCTGACAGTCGTGAAACTGCCGAGCGAAGTCCACGCAGGCCCCGTGCTTGTGGGCGCCGTCTCGATGGTCACCGCAAGCGTTGGGCTTGTGCCGCTCACAGCGGTGACCATGAGCGTTAGGAGCGCTGTCGTGTGTACGCCGAGATCGATCGCGGTACCAGTACCGGTCGCAGTACGCGCGGCACTGGCCACAGGCTCGATCGCGGTCGTGTACGGCATGAGAATCAGGGCGTAAGGATAAGCACGCGGATCGCGCCGGCCGCGTCAGCGTCAATCGCGCCGTCGTCACCGTATGCTTGAATCACGACGGTGCCAGTACCAGGACCGCCATTCACGCGGGACGCTTTCAGCTCGCCCAAACAGGCAAGGTTGGTGGTGCCGCTCAATGCTCCAATTGGGTATGCGATCACTTCGCTTGCCGTCGCTACCGTGATCGCCGAATTGATCGTAATGGTGCCGCTCGCGAGTGTCGCGTTGACCGCTTGGAACTTCGGCGTGGCGCGAGCAAACGAAAGCGACGTGGTCCCGAGCGTGATCGCGCCGGTTGTCGAAAGCAAGAACTTCATGCCGCTGTTGACGGTACCGCTCTCGACGTAGAAACCGGTGCCCGCGAAGCATTCCCAGCCCGACGCAAGAGGCGGCACGCGGGTCAGGACACCCACGCCCGAAGCGATACCGGAGAATGCGTACACGCCGTTCTGCGAAGCAGTGCTCTGGTCTTTGAGAAGCACCACGTCACCGTCAACGCAGGTCACGCCGTCCACGCTGGATGACGCGGCGGCAAGATCCGAAATGTTAGCAGTGGAAGCGACGCGGACTGTGTACACAGCGGGTTCGCGCAGCCGCACGGCGACGTTGCTCCCGACATTGACGACTTGAATGTGTTCGTAAGGCGATGCCATTTGATAATCTCCTGCGGCGCCTTACTTGAGGTCGCCCGAAATGCCGAAGGTCACGTCCACGCCAGCACCGGCGAGGACAGCTCGATAACGCACCCACCGGTCGAGGCCGCTGAAGCTCTTGCGCTCGCTGCCAACGTCGGTGTTTTGAGCAAAGCTCGCAACGGTACGCCACGCGTCGGTAGCTCCGTTGTCGCTCGATGTTTGGATGGTCACATCCATCGTGTCGCCGCCGGCCGTGTGTGCGCTCACGGTCAGCGTGAGGCACGCTGTGCCGCATTCGCCAACCTCAACACCAGTGCCGTTGGCAGTGGCGGTGAGGTTGGTTCCCGCGTCTGCGAGAACGATTTGATGGATCGGCGCAAAACGGCCGCGTGCTCCGGTAAACTTTCCCACGCCGGGCTCGCCGGCATATCGAATCCCGATCGTCATGTCATAGCTCCGGCAGCGCCTCGATCACGAGTGCCGCTTCTCTGCGGGGTAGCCCCGCTTTGACCAGCTCCTCGACGCTCGCTTGAACCTCGTCCCCCTTGAGATCCTCGATCGTCGTGTACCGCAGCGCCGCCAACGCCGCCTTCGATGGGAAGTCCGCCGGCAGGCCCGTTCCCGGCACCTCCGACTGTTTCGCCCACCATGTTCGTTTCAGCGATTCGTCCCCCGCCGCTTTCGCCGCTTGGCTTTTCAGCAGGTAGTACCGCCGTATCGTTCCGACGCCTGAATTCATCGCGCTTTCTCCGCGCGTTTCGGAATGTGCCGATTCCCATTGGATTACGCCTGCACGTTGTGCTTGATCAGCACGACGCCCGGTTTGGCCATGCCGTTCAGACGGAGGTAACGGTGCGCCGCCCAGTAGATGTGTGTTGCGGCAACCTTGCTGTCCGACAAGATGTCCTTATCCTCATCAATGCTCGGGTTTTCATTGAGCCAAAAGATGAGTGAATTACGCTTCAAAATCGCGCTAAAGTACGCGCTGCCGGAAACGGTCGCCCGGTCCGTGATGAACACGGGAATCCCGAGCGGCTGAAGGCGCGGAAGTGTGCCCGCGGGGCCCTCGACAAGCAAAGGGCGCCCCACGGCGTCTTTAACCTTGTACATATCGCGCGCGGTCAACGAGTGCACCACAAGCGCCGCAATGTCGTCCTGCTCGTCACCAAACAGGAACTTGGCATCCACGAGCAAATCGTAGGACATCGTGACAGGCGTGGAAGCGGAGTACACGTCTTTGGTATAGCTTGACCAGCTGGTCGTGCTCATGGCGGCGTCGATCAGCGCCTTGTCCGCGCGACGTGCCACGGCGTCCACCATCTGGCGCGTGGCTTCAGCATACGGATCGCTCGGCTGCGAGGTCGCCCATTTGGTGATCTCGAACGCTTTGCCGGAGTGCTGAACGGTGGCGTTTTCCACCGAATCACTCAAGAGCGTCGGGGTCAGCGCATCGCCTTCCGCCACGTCGTCAAGTTCGCCGATGTGGTTGAAGTACGGAATCTTGATGGTGGTGCCGACTTGATCCGAGCCGGCGCTCATGCCGGTGCGAAAAACGGCGGCGCCCGTGTCGCGCATCACCTTCATGCCGGCAATGCCCGCACGAATGTGTTGCTCAAAGATCTCGGGAACGAAAAGATTGGAAGACTTGGTAACAGGCATGGTAACTCCGTCGTCGGTCGTAATCCGACGGCGCCGCGCAGATCGCGGCGGTTGAACTTTCCTTCAGGTTTTAGGTGCGATTGGCGACGGATTAGACCGCGCGGAGAGATGCGAATTGAGGACGGCCGCGGCTTTCCCAGTCGGCCTTCAGTGCCGTGTATTGCTTGGGCGCCTCGGTGTACATCGCGGCCTGCTCAGGACCGCTCAGGTCTTCAAACTTGCGCTGGCCAACGTCGATCGCTTTTTCTTCGGACCCGTTCTCGGGCTTCGTTTTCGGTTGCTCGAAATCGGTGGTCAGCATCGCGATCGGCTCACGCTTGGTGAGGTAGCCCGAAAGCCACTCGGGGTCTTGCAAGCCCTTCACGCGCAAGCCGCCATCGCCTTCCACCTCGGGCTTGGTGATGCGCTTCTCTGTGATGGCGGTATTGAGCATCGCATCCACGCGCGCGGTGAGACGTTCAGCTTCGATCTTCGCGAGCGAGGCTGACAAATCTTTCACGCGTGCTGCATCTGTTTTCCAAGCTTCGACAACGCCGAGCGCAGCGGAACTCGTCTTTTCCGATGTCGCAGTGAGGAGCTTTGCTTCCACGTCGACGAGCGCTTGCACGCGCGCTTTCACGGTTGCCTCGTCGGCGCCAGCGGCGACGTTGAGCACGGAGTACATTTGCGGCTTCATGCCCATTGCACCGCTGCCTTCGTCGTCGTCCTCGATCATGAAGCCCATCACGGCGTTTTCATCTACGCCGAGCGCTTTCGCCAAATCCGCAGCCGTTTTTCCGATAGCGGCCATAAAGGCCCCCAGTCCAGTTTGTCGCATTTTTTTACCCATACAAAGCCGGACAAGCCGGGCAGGTGGTTCGTTCGCGCCGACGGGCGCAGCGGGAGTCAGCGCCGCGAGCAGCGCGTCCAATTTTTCAAGCAGCGCGGGCGCGTCCAGTGCATTCGCCGCGATCAGTTCCTCGGGGTGATACGTGGCCGGATTGCCGGTGAGGCCGAAATTAATCAACCATGTCGGCCGCCCGTTTTCATCGTGCGAAAACGCGGGTGAAATCGAAGGCCATTCACCGGCCTCGATCGCGCGCTTCGCATCGGGAGTCCATCGGATGTTTGTCGCCCATAGTTCGCCGCTGCGTAGCTCAAGGCGCGCGGTGCCAGCGGCTCTCGAAGATTTCGACGGATCCACGGGCGCCTTTTGCAGCGACCCGTGGTCGTAGTCGGCCATGACCCACGTGCGGCCCATTTCTGCGTAGCGCGCCATTACGGCCATCGCTGCGGCATCGTCAAACACAAATGAGCCCTTTGCCGTTGCGTTGACGCCGCGGCGAAATAGGCGCAACTCGGTCGGAGCGGTGCCGTCAGGTCCGAGCGCAATCGGCTCGTCCTGCCCGAAGGAGAGGAGGGTATTCGTCATGGGGCGTTGGCGGAATCGGCCGCCTTCTTAAAAATAGCGGGGTCGTACTTTGTTGCGTCAGGTTGCCAATCGCCAAAATCGGTGGAGCCCCACCCGTCTTGCGGCTGAGTCGTTGGTGCCTTCTTCGTAATGCCTTGCCGCTCTGCTGCGCGCTTCGAAAGCGTCACGACGGAAGCCCGACAGCGATGATGCCGTGGCGGGTAGTTCGAATCCCACCAAGGGTCGTCGGCTGGTAGCACCACGGGCGGCGCGACCAGCGGGGAGCAAAACGGACTCGTGCGGTCGTCCATCACGACCGTCAGCTTCCAATAGGGGCGAAGCTTCATCGTGAGCGGGTCACGCGCGGCGCGAAAGCGGCCGGCGTTGTACGCGCTCTGCAAGTTGTTGCGAAAGATCGTTTCGAGGTGCGCCTCACTTGGGCGCCACTTGCCGCCGATCTTTTCATCGATCCCCTTTTTCCATTCGGTGAACGATTGCCCGCTGGCGAGAGCCTTGTCGAGCGACGTTTTGATGTCCGAGAGAACCGCGACGTTCGTTATCCAGGCGACCGTGAACGCGCGCTTGCGGGCCGACTCCCCAAGACCGAGCCACTGCTCTTTAGTGAGTACGTTTCGCTTTTCGTCGAACCAATCAATGGCCTGCTGCGGCTGAACTGGATTGGCGCTTACGCTGGCGATATCGCTTGTGGCGTCAAGCGCGGCGAAAGTCATTCTTCGCCCTGCGTCTCTTGCTCGACTGACCAAACGCCCGCAGCAGCGGCGAGCGTCATTGCGCCGGTCATCATATCCACAAATGCAGGATCGTCCACATCAGAAGCGAGTTTCAGCAGAGCCTTGCGCGCGCCTTCATAGCTCCGCGCTTTCATCACCGCGGCGACGGCCTTCTCGACCATCATCGGCGGCGTAGTCATCTTATCCGCAACGCGGTCAACGTACACCTGACCCGCAAGCGCAGGAGCGATTTCGCCACGCGATGCAAGCGTCATCACCGACGCTGTGGCGCGGCTTGGATTGTACGCCCAATTCTTTAGCGAGATGTCACGCCGAGAAGGACATCCTTCACGCGCGGGGTTGCCTTGCTCGGCGCCCTTCATCCGTGAAACAAAGCTCACGGTGCGCATCGCATCGGCGGCGTCTTCAATCGTCCACTGAGCCTTTTCTTTACGCAGCAGTCGCAAGTTTCGGGTGATCGGTGAGCGATCAAGCGACGCGAGTTTCGAGCATTCCGTTTCGGCCCAGCGCTCCAACTCCGCCGCGCCCATGTTCACCGTGTCGTGGTACTTGGAGTACGCCTCGTCGATGCGCTTCTGTCGCGCTTCTGGCGTCACAGCAAGCATCACAATGCTCGCAGCGACATCCGCTTCGGCCTGAGCCTCGGCGATAGGCATTTGTTCTTCGGCGCCGTCTGCTGCCTGAAGCGGAGACTGTTCCGCTTCTTTTAGAGGCAGGCTCAGATCTTCGGCGAGTTGCTCAAAGTCGATCGCGGCCACAGATGTCGCCCCAGGTGCCGCCTGTTGCGCGATTGTCTCAGCGAACATCTTGGCCACGTTGACGCGCGCAACCTTGTCGGCCTCCGGCTCGACATCGTAGATGGGCCATGCGGCAAGACCGCGATTGCCAAAATTGATAAACGCCCAGTGGACGAGCACGGCATCGTGCGCCCACTCGGATACCACGGAAGCATCGTTGCGCTTGTAATCGACGCGCACTAGATGCTGCGCGGTTGCCCCAGTGCCGGCGTTGCCGCTTACCTCGGTTGGTAAATTGGAGCCGAGCACAGCGATCGAAATAGCCGCGTTCACAAGGTCAATCTGCGCCTTGAACGTTTCCCATGTGTTCGCCGTCGCCTCAACGAGTTGTTTGAAGTCGAAGCCGGGCGGAAGAACAATCGCCGCTCCGCCAGCCATTTCGGCAAGCTCGGCGGAAAGCTGTTTGCGAAGTCCGGGGGTAGCATTGCGAGCCTCTTCGCCGGGTGCAGGCGGCGAGGCCACGCGCAACGGGTTACCGTGCGCATCGCCGTATCGAGCCCAGTCATCGATTGCGTAGCTTTTGAGCAACCACAACCGGGCGAGCCCGCGCCACAGTCCAAGCGCCCACGGTCGATCAGATCCGAACGGGCACAAGAAAGCCCACTTACCGCCATTCGGGACAACGACCGTTTCGGAGCCGCCCCACGTGCCAATGCGCGTGAGCCACTCACGGCGATCGATGTCGCGTCGCAGGTGGCGCGGGTGCCAAAAATCAAGGACCGGGAGCGTGCGCCCGCCGTGGTCCGCGTGCTCTGAATATCGTAGCTGCCCGTAACTGAAGCCGGCTATCCACGACCATGTGAGGTGTTGCCGCAGGATCGTGTCCGGCAACATCGTCCACCAATCTTCGCCGGCCTCCAGCGCTTTCACTGCGCGGCTTGTTTTGCGCGCGCGACCTCGCCCCGGCTCGAACGTGAGCGGTGCGCCCAGCAGCGCATTAGCGCGCGTGTTGAGTACGCCGTTGACGCGATCGTCAGCGAGGATCGATTCGCACAGATCGGCGAGGCGCATGAAATCGCCACTGTCCGCGCTTCGCCCCACGTTGCGGATGTCATCGGGCGTCCACGTGGTTTGTGTACGCACGTGAGGCTCGACGTACGAGCCGCGCGCTTCGACGTTGTTGTAGTCGGCGCGCTTTGGCTTCGGCTGCGCGATCGGAGCGACGAAGGCGCGTCCGGCCGCGCGAACGCGTTCTGCAAATTGATCGAACAGCGGCATCGCCCGACTTTGAACTGCGGCTCATCGGCGAACTCCCGAACATGCGGGGCAACCCGAGCCTAATCAAAAGTGTACGCGTTGCCGCGGCTACCGCAATTACAATCGTACCAATTTTGAGGCTTGCAAAACCGGCAATTGGTAAAAAGTTAGCTACCGCACTACTGGATCGGCGTCGATGGGAGGCTCTGACAATTGCATTTGCAAGATCGCGTCGTGGATGTAGTCGGCCATCGCTGGAGCGAGGTTCGGTCCTACCAGGCGAAGCGCTTTTGCGATCGCGGCGCACTTGAGCCGCTCCACGAACAAGGCGCGCGCGATGATCCTGACCGAGCGCTCCAGGCTGACATCGGCGATTGGGCCGTAGCGCATCTCGTTTAGAAGACTTTCTGC